AGACCTTACAGGAGTAACAGGAGATGCTGTGACTCGTGTGGCTATGTTGTTCGACGCAGGATGTCAAATCGTTGACGAGGCTTCTATGGCTTGCTGTAGACGTTCAAGCTAAATTCATTCATCGGATAAGAGAGGAGGGGAGACCCTCTTCTCAACTCCACAAACTCTAATTCAATGGCGTGTAGTACGACAGTAACGGGGAGAGCGTTACCCTGCAAAGACTCTCTCGGAGGTATTAAAAAAATATGGGTAGTTAGCTCTGTAGGAGGTGACGCTACAAAGTCATTTGTAGAGGGCAATATCTCGACAGTATCATCAGGCATAGTCGGTTCAGCGGTAGCAGCGACAATCCTAAAGGATTACGATATGCACAAAAATGTCGGGTCATTTACTCAGACTCTTAACGTATCTCCTGAGAACGGAACTATCTTCTACACTCAGGTAGTCTCTTGTCAATTCTCTAATGAGGTAGCAGCCGACATCGGAGGCTTCCAAGATATGATTAAAGGACGTTTAGCTATCGTTGTGCAAGACGTCAATGATAACTACTTTGTAGTCGGTCACACTAGAGGTTGTGAGGTAACGGCTGGCTCTGTAGAATCAGGGACAGCTCTAGGAGACTTTAACGGGCTTAAGTACGAATTTACAGCTCACGAGGCTATAGCAGCTCCTTTCTTAACTCATACAGGGACTAACCTAACATTTACAGCGACTTAATTCTAAGCTCGCATATTTTTTAACTGATTAGGATGAGGGGAGGCACACGCTTCCCCTTATTTGATTAAGATGATTCGACTACTACCAAATACAGCCTCACAAACGCTCTACGCTTCTCCCTTTCAAGCTAGGAAGTATCTAAGCACGTTTACACATTACTTAATTGAGTTTAAGGGTATGTCGACGAGTAAGACTTTCCGTCTAATCTTAAACACCACATCGGACAACTCACGCTTTACATCGGCAACAATAGGGACGAATGTAGACGACGCAGTTAACGGAAGCATAAAAATCGAAGATTCAGGATTCTACACCTTTATCATCTACGGACAAACCTCATCTTCTAATCTAGACCCATCTAACGCCTCAGTCGTAGGCATTTGTCAAAGAGGGATTTTACAGATCATCGCTGATGAGGCGTGGACAATTCCATCAATCACTATCCCTGATAATGTAGTATATTACGAGTAACAAATGGACTTAATAACACTATCACAATACGAAGAGAAGTCTCACCAAGAACAGCCCTCAGGAAAGGGATGGATAAATTACGGAGACGACAACCTCTATCCTAACTATTTAGTCGACCTTTATCAATGCTCAGCGACTCATAACGCTCTTTGCACGTCTATCGCTTATATGATATTCGGAAAGGGTGTACAAACGGACTCTCTAGACGCTAGATTGAAGGCTGAGGAATGGAATCTTAACGACGAAATCCGCAAGGCTTGTCTAGACCTTAAAATTCAGGGAGGATTCGCTCTAGAGGTCATCTATTCAATCGACAGAACGACGATTTCTAAGGTTAGACATCTACCCTTTGAGAATGTACGCTCAGGAGAGGTCAACGACAGAGAGGAGGTAGACTTCTATTACTACTCTAGAGATTGGTCTGACGCTTCTCAAGAGCCTCAAGAGGTGCGAGCTTTTGACCCTAATGACAGCAAGGACTATCCGACTCAGATTATGTATGTCAAGCCGTTCTCGATAGGCTCATTCTTTTACCCAAAACCAGACTATCAAGGCTCAATTTCGTATATCGAGCTAGACAAGGAAATCGGCACGTATCACATCAATAATATCAAGAACGGACTAGCCCCCTCTTTTACGATACACTTTAAGAACGGCACTCCAGCCCAAGAGGAGAGGACTAGAATAAGAACGGACATAGAGAATCAGCTTGCAGGAGCTACTAACGCTGGAAAATTTATAATCACTTACTCAGATCAACCTGATAGAAAGCCTGATTTCGAGCCTTTCCCCCTAAGTGATGCCGACAAGCAATATCAATTCCTTTCAACTGAGGTCACGGATAAAATTATGGTCGGACATAGAGTCGTATCGAGTGCGATGTTTGGCGTTAAGACAGCAGGTCAGCTAGGCAACACTCAAGAGCTTGCTGTAGCTTCTCAGCTATTCGATAGACAAGTCATAGAGCCATACCAAAGAATCGTTAATAAAGCCCTTAAGAGCTTATTTAGAGCTGCAGGCGTCCCCGATGTTGTCGTAGTGAGCAAATCTGCTCCGATTCTTATTGAGGCGTCTAAAGACGAGCTAGAGAGCTTTTCTGACTATCCTGACTCTGTATCTAACAACGCTAAGAGAGGGATAGAGCTTAACGAGAATCAAGGTAATAAATGCGCTACACAGACAGGGAAGGTCAGAGCGCAACAACTAGCAAAAGGAGAGGCTATCTCAGTCGATACTATCAAGAGGATGTACTCTTACTTAAGCCGTGCGGAGGAGTATTATGACGAGAACGACACGAAAGCGTGTGGAACTATCTCCTATCTACTATGGGGAGGCAAAGCTGCTCTAGGATGGTCTAGAAATAAGCTCAGAGAATTAGGTGAGCTAGACCTCGCTAGTGAATACAAAAGTCAACTAGATAGCTTGCAAGAAGATTTTGCAAGTATGGACGGAGTATCAGTAGACGAGTGCTGTGATAACAAATGTTGTGAGCTAGAGCAGAAGCCTGAGGATTGCTGTGAGAAACCTTGTTGCGAAAAGCACAACCTCTCAGAAGAGCAAATCCACGAGCTAGACCTAGCTAGTGACTTTCTTATTGATTTAGGAGAGGAGATGTCGGACGATTACGAGCTTATCGATTGCAGAAAGGTCGACTATGATGAGGAGAAGGCTCAAGACTCGATGTGGAGCTTTGCAAGGGCTATAGGAGGAGGACGGAAAGATAGCGACCCCTCAGAGGTATCAGGGCAAGATAACAAGCTGATAAAGGTGCGCTATGCCTATATGCCTCAGCAGGTCGACACAGAGGTCTACAAGTCAAGAGATTTCTGTCGTAAAATGGTCGGAGCAGGTAAGAAAGTATGGGCTAAGGAACAGATAGAGCTTGCAAGCACAAAAGCCGTCAATAAAGGATGGGGAGCTGGAGGAGCTTCTACCTATGACCTATTCCTATATAAGGGAGGAGGTAGCTGTGCGCACTATTGGGAGCGTAGAACGTACCTTAAGAAAGGCAACAAGCAAATCTCAGTCAATAGGGCTAAGAAAATAATGAGAGAGGCAGGATATGAGCCTCTAGTTAAGAACTCTCCAAAGGTAGCCAAACGTCCTAGAGATATGGGCAACAATACAAGAGGCTTTATTGACGAGGCAATTGGACAACCCCACAATAATACTTAAATGGCACTAACAGCAGAAATCTTATTTGTAAATCCTGACTACCTTAAGAGACTAACAAATCTTAACGGCTCAGTCGAGGACTCGTACATTATTCCGAGCGTTATCGTTGTACAAGATAAAATCATACAACAATATCTAGGAACAGACCTCTTAAACAAGCTCAAAAGTGACGTAAGTGGAGGAAGCCTATCGGGGAACTATGAGACGCTAATGGATAGCTATGTGAGAAAGGCTGTTTGTTGGTGGACTATGGTAGACTTGATTCCTTCGCTCTACACTAAAATCGACAACGGAGGGCTAGTTATACGATCTGCGGAAAATACGACGCCAATTTCAGAAAATGATCTGCACAGGGAAATCGAGAGAGCACGAACTAACGCACAATTCTACACGGAGAGACTTGTGACTTACCTATGCAATAACTCAAACCTCTTTCCTGAATACACAAGCAACTCAGCAGGCCAACGAGAGACTTATAATCAAAACGGAATGACTGTATCAGGAGGCAAGGTTACAGAGCTTAAAAAATACCTTTTCTCGTGACACGAAATAAGAACACGCAACTCCTAAAAAATTGGCTAAGTAAAAATGGACATCGAGATACAAATAATCCTCAACCTCATCCCGATACTCGGAGCGATGATAGGCGTGTATGTAACACTCACAAAGGAGGTCGAAAGGCTAAGAGGTAGGATATACTCTCTCGAAGCCGATAGAGACGAGGTTAAGCTATTAGTCAAGGAGTGCATAGAGGGAATCCAAGAGCTTAAAATCTTGCTAGCAAAGAAGGGAATCTAATGGAGCTTAAATGGTTCGACATATCAGAATTTGACTCTCCTGATTTACCAGGTTCGGGGGATATGATGGAGGACGAAGTTCTTAAGAGGCTAGACGTAGCTCGTGACATCTACGGAAGCCCTATGATTATATCGTCAGGATTTAGAACGATAGCTCACAACAAAG